AAAAAACTATGCCGCCCGTGATGGCGAGCTGCATATAACACAATTCTATGGTATAATACATGTACACATCCTGGGTATATACAGTCAGGGACTCCCCTGACGTCGCTGGTGGTACTGGGAACAAGTCTGGCAGATTGCCATTATATGTTATTCCGTACACACCGGAGATGTTCATTCGGTTGTCAGAAGGTTTTTCTGTAAAGTCTACCGAATCATCGTATTGAGTACCTGCTATGTACAACAGCGCATCATCCCTTCGCCCTTGATTCCGAATTGGTCTTGTTGTGAACTTCGAAAACATAGGGAACTCAGAGCAATTGGAAGAAGAATGGAGCATAGCTTGAGATGGCGTTTGAACTGAGCTAGTTAGGCCCAGAGCTTCCAGTGCTTGACAATCTGGAAAATACGCCACTACTGTTGACATAGGAGTGTTCGTTCCCGTAAGGGGGATGAACACAAGATTATGGCTCACCATACGATATCTCTCGAACATACGAGCCATAGTGACTAAAGGTGTGTCAAAGTAGGCTGAATTTTGAGGGGCTAAATAAAACTGTCCCCCTGTTTCAATTGAGTCAGTGTCAAATAAGAAAGAGTAGCCAATTACGCTGGACTGGTTCGTGCAAATTGCTCCAACTGAACCGACATACTGTTTTCCACTCATGATCAAACAACCCGGTCTGGTTGATTTGCCAAAGTTAATGGCTGATCCTGTGCTCATAATTGGAATGTTTGACTTAGCTGGACGTGGTGTGCTCCGCACTAGGCCCATAGGGCCGCCACTACCGAATCCTTTTCTCATTTTTCGCCCTTTTCCTTTTGGAAAAATTCTTCGTGAGCGAGCATAAGAACGGTCTGCTCTGCGAGATGGTAATTTGACTGCACCGTTCTGGTACTGTCGCAAACGAGCTGACTCTCTTTCGATGTTGGAAAGCATTTTTGCTTTCGCACGTGCTGATGGTTTTCCGTTTGGCATGAAAGGAACGTTGTCGTGTCTACTTTTTATGGGCGGTTCTTTCGCTGCACCCAGCCCCCCAGCTTTAGAACGGGAGCGAACTAGACTACGAATTCCTCGATAAAAAGGGTAGATAGCATAACCTGCTGCATGCGAAACTGCCTCTTGCATTTTGTTAGCATGTTTTCCGTGCAACCGGTCCCCTATCCCCCAAGCCGACAAATCGTGATCCATAAAAGATTGTTTTTGAAAATCTTTTATCGGCCCAAGGGTGTCCCGCCGATATTCATTTGGTGGTCCAAGATACAAGTCGAGCATACAACCGACATCCTTATACACAGTCATAATTTGAGTCAAATTGTAGGGATCAGTAGGTGTTTCATCTGCGGGTGAACTCAACTCATCATAATGATGCGCTAACAAAAAACGCACGTACCGGTCAAATAAGGAGAATAATTCCTCATGAAAATAAACCTCAGTGCGAATTGCTAGTGCTCGGAGGAGAGATCCCCTGGCGCCTGATAACTCACCGTTGTACAACATGGACGCTTTCACCTTTCCTGCGCTTATTGGTATTGGTATCACATAACCCGCATACCAACCAAATTGAACGCTGCAATACTGGAGCTTCCAGATGGGTTTAAATGCTAACTCTGCATCTTTCATTTTACAATCCAGCTCCTCTCGAAAAAACGTCGTTATGGCTAAAGGGTTATAGAAGCTCTTGGCTTCATCCGACACACTACCAATCATGTCGTCACCATTAACAAAAAGTTCAACATTTTCACGAAAGTGTACCAGCGTGGTTGCTGTTCGAACTGGAT